AGCTTTACCGCTGGTAATGCCGCAGTGCGTCTAATCGACGAGGCAGGTCTTTTTAACCCTGCCAATACCGCAGGCGCACTATATGGAAAGATTTTACCGATGCGTAAGATACGTTTTATAGGTACGTTCGCATCGCAGGAGTACGCCTTAGGATCTATGTATGTACAGTCGTGGAAGTACACAAGTCCTACAGGGTTCGATCCTGCATATGTAGATCTCAACTGTGTAGATGGTTTTCAGTTATTAAACCTAGCATCTATCTCTACAGTGACAGGCGGTAGCGCAGGGCAGACGACAGCGCAGCGGATTACTAGCATCCTGGACGCCGCTGAGTGGCCTGGAGGTATGAGATCTATTTCAAGTACAGCTACGACGACGGTGCAGGCTGATACTGGGACTACGAGGACAGCTTTAAGCGCGTGTCAAGTGGTCGAGGCTACAGACCTGGGATCATTTTTTATAAACCAACAGGGCTACGCTACCTTTAAGTCCAGGGAGGATATTATTCTGGCATCTGGCGGTACGTCGACAGTCTTTAGCGATTCTGGTTTAGCTAATACTATAAATTATCAGCGCGTATCTTTTGACCTATCCGATTTTGGTTTAATAAATAGCTGCACTGTGACGCGAACAGGTGGCAGTCCACAGACTGTAAATAATACCGACTCGATAGATAGTTTTTTCTTGCATAGCCGTAACCGTAGCTCAATAGCTCAGACTGACGCCGATGCTCTTAATCAGGCTCTTATGGTCGTCGCAAGTCGCCAGGAGGTAGGCTCAGATCTACGGATGGAAAATCTGGTAATAGATGCCAGCGATGGTAGTAACAGCGACCGCGTGACCGCAGCTCTAGAATTAGACGTCTTTGATCCTATAACGGTAATACAGACCTTACAGGGCGGTAATGCTGAAAGCGATACTGTTATTACTGGCGTAGCTTACGATATAGCTCCTGGATCATTTTTTACCACCTTTACTACAGCTCAGCCGTTCGCTAGTGGCTTTGTGTTAGACTCGCTGGTAGATGGCCTACTAGATGAGGACTCGCTCGCTTATTAAGGAGATATATGGCTAAACAAACTTTCACTACTGGTCAGGTACTAACCGCAGCCCAGGTTAATTCGCTACAGGCTAACGATTTTAACCAGACCGTTAGCGTAAAGACTGCTAGCTATACATTAGCGGCAGCAGATAAAGGTACACGCATCGAATTTAATACCTCTGCATCTGTTACCTGTACCGTTAATAGCGGACTCTTTGATGCTGGAGATACGTTAGTAATCCAAAATAGAGGAGCAGGTGTAGTAACGGTCACCCCTGGTACAGCTACAGTAAATACCAGCGCGACACTTGCTTTATCACAATATGACGCAGGTACTTTATATTTTATAAGTAATAGCGCTAGCATATTTTTCAATACCGATGCAGGCGGTGGATCACCTTTAACTACTAAAGGTGATCTCTATGGATTCAGCACATTAGACGCTCGTGTCCCCATTGGCGCCAATAACACAGTTCTCACAGCTGACTCTAATGAAAGTCTTGGATTAAAGTGGGCAACGCCTGCTGGTGGTGGAAAAGTGTTGCAGGTCGTAAATGCGACAACAAGCACAGCAACTAGTAGTTCCAGCTCAACTTTTGCTGATACAACTTTAACAGCAACAATCACACCTACATCTGCTACCAGCACAATTCTAGTTTTAGTTAGCCAAAATGGTTGCTTAAAAGCAACAAATGATACCGCTTTACAACTCCGTTTATTAAGAGGCGCAACAGTTATTTCTAATTTTGCAAGGCTTGCAGGATACACTGGAAGCGCCGACACTAATTTTGGTGATGGCTCATCATTAAGCTATTTAGACAGCCCAGCAACAACTTCAGCAACTACATACAAAACACAATTAGCTTCCCAAGGTAATAATGCAGAAGTTCAGGTGCAGCTTACTACAGGCGGCACAGCAACAATGTCAACAATTACATTATTAGAAATAGGCGCATAATGACAATAGAAGAAGTAACAAATGGATTAAAGCAACTTGGATTTAATAGTGGTTGGGTTGTAAGTGGGAGTGAAATTGTATTGTGGGAAAACGCAGAGCCACAGCCATCATTACAAGAAATTGAGGCTGCATCTAAACTTTATGTCAAGCCTGAGCCAACAGTAGCCGACAAATTGGCGAGTGTTGGTCTAAGCGTTGATGATCTTAAATCAGCACTAGGCTTGTAGCACAATCTTTATAGATTATGGAAAATAGTGCTAACGGATGGCCTGCATCCGCAGATCCAGAGACTATAGAAATAGTGCGTAAGCGCGTCCCTGGGACGGATCTAAAGCTACGTGTAGCTAAGCCTGTAGCGCCTTTATTAATTGGCTTCGCTGCAGAATTCCATAAGCTAGTAGAGCCTATAGATGAAGGTAAAACCCTGGACGACTGGGGCTATTGCTATCGCAAGGTCAGAGGATCTAATACAGTAATCTCCAATCACAGTAGCGGTACAGCTATAGATCTTAATGCTCAAAGTCATCCGCTCGCATCTATAGGTACTTTTAACCCTGACCAAGTAAAGATAATTAACCGTTTATGCCGTAAATATGGTCTAAGATGGGGCGGTAATTATCGTAACCGTAAGGACGAAATGCATTTCGAGATAGCTCTAAACGCAGTTCAAGTCGAAACCTTAATAAGAGGTTTAGAGATGGAGACGGATGAAAACGAAACAGAAAAAACAAATTCAGACAGCGCAACAGGTAGCGGCATCGTGGGGTCGCGCCGCGCTTAGCGCCGCTTTAGCTTATTACTTAGCTACTGGCGACGTAACGATCAAAGGTTTAACTAGCGCGGCGGCAGCTGCGGTGTTACCTCCTCTCATGCGTTATCTAAATCCTAAGGATTCGCTAGGACGTGGATAGCCTTTTTATGCAGCTAGGCGTAATAGCGGCTGCGACCATATCAGGGGTATCCGCTATATTCGCTGCACGTGCAGAAAAGAATAGCCGCCCAGTATCTAACGGATTCGCCGCTGAGGTATTAGGCGATCTGCGCGAGCTACGGCGTATGCTATTTACGCATCTAAAAGACCACGATCAAGAGGGACAAAATGACAAAAAGTGTAATAATTGTACCGACAAGAGGACGACCACAAAACGCAAGAAGGCTACTGGAAGCGTGGAAAGAGACTAAAGCTGTCGCAGATCTTTATTTTGTCTGCGATATAGATGACTGGTCTATGCGCGATTACCAAGCGCTAGATGATATAAATATAATTACTAATCACATAACAGCGGCAGGTATGGCGCAGCCACTAAATATGGCGGCGATGATGCTGTTAGACGACACAAAGTACGACCGCTATAGCTATTTCGGCTTTATGGGCGATGATCACTTACCTCGTACCGAGTACTGGGATTATAAATTGGCTATAAGCCTGCCCCCTAATAAAAATGGCATAGCGTACGGTAATGATTTACTGCAAGGCGCTAACCTGCCTACTGCCTGTCTAATGACGCGAGGCATAGTAGAAAATCTTAAAGGGATGGTACAGCCAGGGGCTAAGCATCTTTATTTAGATAATTTTTGGAAGCAATTAGGCCAGGATATTAACAGCCTGCATTACGTAGAAAATGTCGTAATCGAGCATATGCATCCACTAGCAGCTAAGGGTCAGATGGACGATCACTACGCACGTGTCAACTCTGAGCAGTACTACACACACGATAGAGCTGTCTATGAGGCTTTTATAAATAGCCAGGTCTATCGCGATCTCGTAGTCGCGGTATCGTGAGGATATTACTCACTGGTAATAGAGGATTCGTAGGTCGTCATTTTACCTATGCTCTGTTAAACCATAACGTTACTTACGTCGATATAAAAAATGGCATCGATGCTAGGGATTTTTTTCGCCGCGATGATAATTATTACGATTTAGTAATACACCTGGCAGCTGTCGTAGGTGGTAGACAGACTATCGAGGGTAGCCCATTATCTTTAGCTGTAGATCTGTCGATAGATAGCGAGATGGCATCCTGGGCGATGCGTAATAAGCCTGGGCATATTCTTTACTTTAGCTCTAGCGCTGCCTACCCTGTAGAGCTACAGACTTTAGATCTAAAGCGGATGCTTACAGAAAACGATATAAACCTTAGAGATATACGCCTGCCAGACTATACCTATGGATGGGCTAAATTGACTGGAGAGATGCTCTGCGAGCATCTAAGACGTGATGGCCTAACCGTTACTGTACTTAGACCTTTTAGCGGATATGGCGAGGATCAGACTCTAGAGTATCCATTTCCTAGCTTTATGGAGCGAGCAGGTCGCAAGGCTGACCCTTTTACTATATGGGGATCTGCCCTAACTACTAGGGACTGGATACATATAGAGGACATAGTGGAAGCCTCGCTATTGCTAGCCAGAGACCGTATGAGCATAAATATAAACCTATCGACAGGCAGGGCTACTACCTTTATGGAGCTGTTTAACCTAGTCACGCGGCAGATGGGCTATAAACCAGCTGTAGAGGTTGATGAGGGTGCGCCTAAAGGCGTTGCCTACCGCGTGGGTAATCCAGCGCTACTAAAGAGCCTGGGCTATGAGCCTAAAGTAACCCTAGAGGTTGGCGTGGCTAGAGGCTTGACTGTCTGGAGGTCGTAGTACGATAGGAGGGTCTGGAACCCCTCAACCCTCCAGACAAAGGGACAGATATGACTACGAAAGCAAAGTGTCTAGCTTTAGCTAAAAGACATAATATAGAAATAAATATCGTACGTAATTCAATGTATGACGTATCGGTAGATATTCCAGAAGGTTATCAGCTTAGCGATTACGATGATCGACAAGGGTTAACCTTTCAAGCTGAAAACCTAAAGCAAGTATGGCAAGGCGTTTATTACGATTTAAGTGAAATTATTACCTATAAACCCTGGCATAAAATAGCGACAGACTTAGAGGCTAAGTATTTTAAGGCTTTGTACCAGGCTGCGATATTCTTAACTAAAGAAGGTCAAAATTTACAATTTACGCGATCTGTATTAAGAGATATGGTGACTAGCTTTAAGGTTCACTTCGACCTCGCTCCTGTAGACTCGAATACGCTTGAACAAGCCATACAAAAGGCATATAAGGATTTATCGCCTATGTTTACCTTGGAATATCAAAAAGAGATAGCATCGTGATCGCCTTTATCCAGGAGTACACAGATTTATTTATATGGCTATGCGCTGTAGTTATTTTTATGTGCGGTTATTACTTAGGCCATTACTACGGTCATCAAACAGGATTTACACGCGGTCGCGTGGCTGGTCGTAAGCATCCATCAACGACAGGCGGCGACCGATGAATAAGATCTATAACTACGCCGTCACCTATGCAGCTCTAGGATTTAAGATCTTGCCTTTAGGTGTAGCTGCTAAACAGCCTCATAAAAGGCTAGCGCCTAAAGGCCTGTATAGCGCGACGGATGACATTAAAACGATTCATAAGTGGTTCACCGTACAGCCTGATATAAATATCGGTATCGCCTGTAAGCCATCTAATTTAGTTGTCTTTGACGTAGATTTACGTAATGGCGGTACGACAGACGGCCTAGCAGATACCAGGCGTATAAAGACAGGTAATGGCTTTCATTACTACTACTGGGCGACCCCTGATATGACTTTTCCTGGTAAATGGCGCGAGGGTGTAGATATAAAGTGGAACGGCTACGTGGTAGCTGCGCCATCTAAGCATCCTAGCGGTAGCTATTACCTGGTCGATGACTTAACAGATATTAGACCTATCTCTGATTTAGTAGGTGTGTAATGAACCTTAAAGACATCGCATCAGAATTAGCAGCGCTGACAGTGATTAAAGACGCCGTAACAGATGCGACTAATAATCTGCGAGAATTGGCTAAAGATGAGCTAACTAATGTAGGCGCCGATATGACTAAAGCCGTCATCGATAATCAAGAGGTCGCTAAGGTAACTCTAGTAAGTAGAGATGCATCTTTCGTCGTAACAGATGAGAAGGCTTTATTAGCGTGGATAACTGATAATTTTCCTACTGAAATAGAGCCTAGAGTACGCGAGTCATTTCGTAAAAAATTCTTAGAGACACTAGCGATAACACCTGAAAGCCAGATATTTAGCACGATGACAGGTGAGGTTTTACCGTTTATAGGGCTAGATTTTAAGCCTCCATACGTCTCTACGCGCTTCACCCCTGAGGGTAGGGCAGTCGTACTAGATGCAATTAGAGAGCATCGAGTGACGTCGCTGCCCTGGCTAAATATGTATGTCGAATCACAAAGATTAAAGGAGATCGAATAGTGGACGAGAATCAGGCTAAGGCTTTACGTGCATCTTTTAGAGACGAGCAAATACAAACTAAAAACATCGGACAGAGATCTTATAATTTTATAAATCACGCTGTTATCACAGACAGGCTAATTTCTGTAGATCCTGATTGGTACTGGCAGCCGATGGGAATTTCAGCTAATGGATCTCCAGTATTAGATGACTTCAACGGTCTCTGGATAAGGCTTACAGTATGCGGCGTAACTAGGATCGGTTACGGCGCATCTGAGCCGCATCAAAAAGGGGCAGATGCGGTAAAAACAGCTATCAGCGACGCTATAAAAAATGCAGCTATGAGATTCGGCGTAGCGCTGGATTTATGGGGCGCCGATAGTAATGGTTCGAGCGTAGAGGTGGTGGCTACACCTTTCACGCCATCTCTACGCTCTGTACCAGCTCTAAAACCTGTAGAGACTGATAACGCTGAGCTAGCAGCTTTTTTAGATGAGCAGCGACCAGACTCACAGTCTACGAAAGTAATACCGTCAGAGGGTGAGCCTTACTGCAACCATCGAGAGATGGCCTGTCGTATCTACAGATCTGGGACAAGTAACAGCGGTAAGCCTTATGAGGGTCTTTTTTGTCAACGTAAGCCTTATACCGAGCAGTGTTCGCCTATGTCTATGGATGGTAAACCCTGGAAAAAATGAGGCCATTACCTCTAACAGA